TGCAACGCGCGAGGGAGTGGTATGGAATGCTTTGCAGACCATACGGCGAGTCGGTTGAATGCGGAGATGTAGTCCTGAATCGTAGTGTACTTCTTGATGTATACACCGCGAATATCATGGCCAGATTGGTAATCTTTGCCACAGGACTCCCGAAAGGGACCTACAGAAAAGCTCTTATTCTCGTTAACGATAAGTCCTAAACACTTAACTGTCTTACAGATAAGGTTATAGGCTATCGAATGACATACAATGTCATCGCCGAAGACGCCGAAATTATTGAATTGCCCTTTGTTAGGGAGTTCAATGTCAAGGGTTTTATAGACACCCAGGACAACGGCTGTCAAGAGAGCTGTCTGCAAAGGGAACGTAAAACCGTTCCCCATGGTGGATGCCATCCACAAGGTGAAGTTACCAAGGCCAGGAATAACTACACTAGGAGTACGAAGTACCCTAATCCAGTCAGCCACAGACCGAGGAAACATGTAGCTAACCATTGACATAGCAATGTAGTCACTACACTGCTTGAGGTCAATGGTCGCGTACTCACCGTTAATACTGCCCTTTCTCGCCAGTTCCTGATTCTTTTGGTTCTGGGTTGAGAGGTCAATATCCGTGTGCTTGCGCAACACGTTCTCAATAACACTCCCAGCACCTAGCTGGAAATAAGTGTTAAGTGAGGGCTCGGTAAGAATGGCCCTTTTTGTGAGGTACGACTTAGGTACAAAAGAAAGAGTACCATGGTCAACAACGATGGCCGGCCCGTGCCGTGCTTTTCGTGCCATTTCGGCAGCTTCACACAGCGGGTTAAATTGGACCGACTGGTCATACCAGGATCGTATGAAAGGAGTCGTGCATGACAAATGGGCGTCTCCAACCTTAAAGTAAAACTGGCTGGGTTTATCCCCTAGTCTTGCAGATCGCCCGGGTCCAAACCGGGCCACTAACTCGATAGCCGATTGCGTCATTACAAGCTCGGTCCCAGATTGGGGCTCGAACCATCGATGAAGCATCTCCCTAGCATAGGCGATAGCATAGCCCACTGCTGGAGGAGTATCGGCGTCAAGTTTCCATTCCTTACAGGCTTGGTTTGCCTCGAGGAATGAGAGAAGTGTCCTGTTTTCGGCATCCAAATCCGACTCTACTTCCGATTTTTTGAATACGGAGCAGAGTAAGGATCGTTTGGCACTAGCTGACAGTTCCCCATCGAAGGGGTCAAGCTGCCCGCTAGGGTCGAAACGGTATTGAGGATCGATGCCGAAACCCAAATCGTTGCAGAGGTGAGTCCAAAGAGCAGTACTAAAAGTAGCAGCATCCACAACAGTCTCCTTTGGAGAACACGTTTTAAACTCTCGACGACCTCACTGTCAAGAAGACAGCGTGCACCGTTCATATCACAGAATTCCTGTGGTGAAGCAGAGCGCGAGGTCGTTACCCTCAGCCCAAAACAGACCACCTATTAAGGAGAGCATAGCCCGGATTTCATTCGGGTCATTGGCATCTACTCCAACAGGGATGGTAAATTCGCCTCTAAACACGATGTTAGCAGGATTTTGTCCTGCCAACGGTGTTGCACCCTTGACGACCATAAGCCGCCAAACGTTTCGAGGAACCGACGTGAGCTGCCCAGTCACTGGGTTAACCAATGAAGGAGCCTTGAACGCCGTAGGCCTTGTCAAAAC